TCTAAAAATGTTTGTATATTTGAGGTTTGTGATGCGGTCAAATTAATATCTTCAGAATAACCTTTAAAACTTTTTTGATTATAAACATCACAAAAAACTGAAGGATCTATACTAAACATTTTTAATAATTTTAATCCATTTTTATTTGAAATGTTTCCTGATTTAATTTCTGATGTTGGTAATACTTCTTTAATACCAACATTAAAAAAAGTTACGGTTGATGTTGTTTTTAAACTCAAATATATATTTTGTTTTTTATTGCCAACAGTACCAATTAGTGTAATATCAGTAAGCATATCGCCAATATTATTGTCTGCTGATGTCGAATATAAATGAATGTTTGGTGTGTATTGTATTGGTCTTTTTGTATTTTTTGCTCCAGCTTCAGCATCAACATCTAAAGTGGAAAAATTTTTTAGATTTGTTATATCGTAAACTTCGTCTATTGAATAATTTAAATCAGCATCTGTTACTTTTTTGCCTGACCACCAAGATTTAAATGCTGGACCCAAATCTTTCTCAAACTTATTTCCTTTATTATTAACACCTCGCCCACCAGCAGAACCGTCACCAAATTTGATTTTAAGTGTTTTTAGTCCTACTGCTGTTGCTATTTGTTTTTCGGTAAGTATTCCTTTTATTTTTCTGGAAATATTTACCATACTAATGTTAGTTGGATCAATATTAATAGGTGTAGCAATAACTTTTTTTGTTTTTGCATTATTTTGTAAATAACTTAAAAGAGCATTTATCTCTTGTATTTTAGTTTTTTCGCTAACATTTTTCGGTTTGAGTGTTTTAGAAACCTCGATTGCCGATGTTGGAAAGAAAGTATAAGCCATATTATCTCCGTTAAGTAAGAGTATTTATTATACACATTTAACGAATAATGTCAATATTTGTATCATTGGTCCAAACCTCAAGTGTTGTTCTTAAACGACTTTCTGACTTCAATGTATCATAACGATTGGTGGCTTTATTCTTCCACCATTCTATCACATTCTTCAAATGAAATTTTTCATAGTTTTCACCAGGTAAAAGAGTATCTGTTTTACAGGTTACATAGTCTACCATATTCTTAAAACCATAATCGGAAATATAATATCGTTTCTGTTCTGTCAACTTCTTAGCATTCCCAATCGTTGTATCAAAAGCAACCAGTTCTGGTGTGCCTTTCAATGCAGCTCTAGTTAATGAAATAATTTTCATGGAGATTTTTAGTTTACGACTAGAGATTCCATCATCTACAATCTTACCAATCTTCGATTCAACAAATGCAACCAAATCTGAATAAGGTTTACCATGCATCATAGGCAAAAAATCTGATTCTGTCAAGCCTTTATAACGAATATATGGTTTCATACCATCATATTGTGAAGATTGTTTGGAAGAACCATACAAACTGGTAGTTTCAAACAAGCACATATTCATATTGTATTTCTTGTTTATCATTTCACGGACTTCATGACTGGTACAAATAGCAGCCAGAAGTTTGCCACCTAGGTAATTAAAACCAAATGGCTGAGATGGCACAATTACAAAACCCATCATAGCAGAATCATTGAAGCGTTTACCCCATTCAGGATTCTGTGTAAACACTTGGCCAAGCATTTCATTTCTTGGTCGACAGTTGATGACTGGTGAACCTAACCGAATGAAACCTACGAACTTTCCTGACTTCTTCTCTTTAACTGCCAAATGAATGCTGCGACCAACAGGTCGAATATTAACATGAGAACTAGTAATTGAAAGTAATGTTTCCCATGTATCATTATGAATTTCTACCACTTCAATATCCATATCTTTTGGATGCATGGTGAAATCTGAAAACAAATCATCCTCTGGTGCAAATAGAGGATTCAAGGACATTTCAGATAATGATGCCAACTTTTGGTCACGCATATACTCATCGATGCGGTCAAAGTTACCAAAGTAATCTTGAAATACTTTGGCACAATGTACCGCATCGTCTTTAGATAACATCATACTTTGAATCCATCAAATTGTTTTTTCTCATGCTTAATTTTGTTATGAGCACCAATACCTTGATGGCCAGCATCAGCAATTCCTTGTTGTGCGGATTGTTCCACATCATACAGTTTCATTTTAGCACGGTCAACACCAAGTGTAAATCGTTTATGGAATGTTGGATCGTTATAACGATTCTTCAACTGTTTTACCATAATCTGACCCATTGCTTCTAAATCTTCAGATGAGATTAAGGCAAACATTAAATCGGCGGTCGCAGGCAGCCCGAAGCTCTCACTCGTATCCTCCAAGCCTGGATCACTCGATGTGAATCCGCTTCTGGTAGTTTGAGTAGCAGATACAATAGGAACATTATATTCAACCGCAAGTCCCCTAAGTTCTTCTGCAATGGACTTGACATAGGTGTAAGAGTTAATATTCGCACCAGCTTTGATACGAGAAGAACAACAGATATTAAGATAATCCACAAAGATAATATCAGGCACGAAAGACCTTTTGAGGTTGAGTTCATTCAATAAAGTTCTAAAATGTGTTGTTGAAGCAGAAGCAGTTGGATATTCTTTGATAATAAGTTTACCGGTTACTTTTTCTTTTACACGATTTACTTTCTTATCATATAAATCTTTAGGTAAACTCATCAAGTCATCAAGTGTAACATTCAGTAAGTTTGCATCTATTCTCTCTGCAATCTTTTCTTCAGCCATTTCAAGGGTGATATAGAGGACATTCTTGCCTTGCACCATAGCACTGGCAGCAACATGGCACATAAACAAAGATTTACCAACGCCAGTACCAGCAAGAGCAATATTAAGGGTTTTGGCAGGTAGTCCTCCCTTTGTAATTTTGTTAAAATATTCCAAATCAAAGGGGATTCGTTCTTCTTTGCGGTGATAAAATTCGTATCGGTCATCTGAGTTTTCAAGATAATCATGTCCTACGGAGTTGTCGAATGAGATTGCCAAGGCGTCCGATAATATCTTGGGAATCGCACCTTTGTCATTTGTTTTGTCTTTGCCATCGAGAATTGAAATAGACCCCAATACAGCGTTATATATGGCCTTCTCTTGGCAAAACTTTTCCGTCTTGTCAACAAGCCATTGAATCTCGGTTTCTGTTTGACGATTTGCCTCAATTTCTTTAAGATAATCTCCACATCTCTTAACTTCGTCATCCGTAAGGTTACGCCTTTCTTTGACGGCAAGTCCAACTGCCTCAATCGATGGCGAATTATTGTAAGTTTCCGTGAACGATGTGATTTCATTAAATAATACTTTCTCTACATTATCACCAAAATATTCCGTCTTTAAAAATGGTAAAACTTTCCGTAGAAAGTCATCATTATAAATCAGGGTTTTTAATATCGTCTGTTCCAGTTTCATCAACTATTTCCTGCTCAATATTGTTTGACATCAACTCAACAAGTAAATCACCAAGGTAATTTTTAAACTTGTCATCTTTTTCCAAATTCTTGGGTTTATCTACTGTGGATTCTAACACATCATAAGCAAAAAGTAAATACATTTGTTCATTTTCTTCTTTGAACTTTACCTTACCATATTTAAAGATGGTATCTTTATATGGTCCATCTAATAGACGAATGTTTACCGCAGTAGTATCGTCTTTAGGATAAATGAAACAATAATCAAGGCCTTCAGTCATTTTCGGTACCATTCATAGTTACAACCTCATCAAACAATTCTTCTTCACCACCTTGCATGATTGCACCTGTAGCAATCTGGTATTTGTCTTTTACATAATTTTGGAATTTTTCACTTGTAATAAGTGGCATCCAGAAATCTTTGGTATCTGTATCTTTAATTCTCCATTTTTTATCTTCTACTTCACCGGTGGTTACATCTACCCTTGAATACCAACCATTAGATGGTTTGATAACGAGGCCGGAATCAAGTGCGATATCAAGTAAGCCTGACCAACGGCTAATACCACCATCAAAAGATACAGAAACAGGAATTTTAGATTTTTCTTTAACATATCGAGATTTTTCCACATTAATAATAAAGTTATAACCTACAACCTCTGTGCCTTCTTTTTCTTGTTGGCGACCAAGAATGAAAATATTATCGGCTGAATAATAAGAACCTGTGCCACCACCCACGATATCTTTAGGGAACATTCCAATTTCTTTGTAAGTATGGTTGACTACAACCATTGGAATATCTTTCATCGTCAAATGAGGTGTTACCATTCTGAATAATGATTTAACTTGTTTTGCTCTGGACATATCTGCAACAGATTTGCCTTCAAGTGCATCGTCAACTTCTTTCTTAGATGCCAAGTTACCAATAGAATCAATGATGATAATTAATTTGTCGTCCCTATCAAGGTTCGTAAGTTGTTGCATAATGTCGACTGTGAGCTGTTCGATA